GAAATGATGTCGCGGGTTGAACCGTCAAGTTCAGTTACTGTGTAAATGTTGTTCATGATCCTAAAAACCCTACCATGACAAAACCGCCGCCACCGGGACCACCGCCAGCCCCTCCACTGGAATAAGCAAGAGTAGATGCACCACCGCCCCCACCGCCTCGGCCTGCTGTACCACCAAAGGACGAAGGAGTATTACCACTATTTAAACAGGCTCCGCCGCCTCCAAATAGTCCAGCTTGACTACGAGAATTAGCCTCTGAACCTGCTACATAGGCTCCGCCAGCTCCAACGCCGGCGTACACTAAAGCAGCCACGTTACTGGGGTTGACGGGGGTTTGACCAAACCCATTATGCGCTAGGCCAAGAATAACGGGTGCTCCGCTCCAAGCCTGAAGATTACCAACGGGGAAATTGCCACCGCCCCCACCGCCGTACTGGGCGACTGAGTAACCGTCACCTGCTCTAGTACTACTGCCTTGTCTACCGTCGCCACCTGTCCCCGCTCCCTGCACACCAGCCGCTGTGTAGCCTGTACCAAAAAAACCAACTGAACCGCCGCCTCTGGCAACAAATGAATAAGTAGATATGGTAGCGGATTGGGAGCCGCCCCCAGTCCAATTTTCATCTCCACCAGTCGCGTTACCGCCAACGCTAGAATTAAGATTAACAGCGCTGACTGTTCCACTGCCGCCGGAGCCGGCGTTGCATGTAATACTGACGCCACCACCGACTACAGTAGTAATACTGCCACTATTTCCATTAGCCGCAGTACCTGCTGAATTTACTGAACCCCCATTACCTCCAGCACCAAGCGTAATAACAATTGATGCACCAGAAGCAATAAAAGCGGTTTTAATAGCGCATCCGCCAGCACCGCCACCAATAGCGCCTAATGTATACAGATTGCCAAGGTTTTGTGTAGCAGTAGCAGAAGCACCACCGCCACCGCCGGCACCAACCACTAAAAATTGGTACCAACCAGACTGACTAGGTACAAAGGTGGTGGAAGAGTTGAAAGCTCTGGTCCAAGCCGGTTGTGTTGGCGTGCCAGCCGTAAATTGTGAAAAGACGCTCATGCTAAGACCCATCCTTCAGTTGCATCTGAGTATCGAAGTTGTGCCGAGGCATACGCCGAGTTCAGCGTTAAGTCCTCAGCAAGACCTTGAATGTTTTTACCATTACGCGCCACGACATTTGTAACCAAGCCGTTAGCGACTGTGACATAAATCGTATCACTAATAGTTGGTGAAGCCGGAAGCGTAACCGTAGCGGTTGTTGCAGCAGTCAAAACGTAGTGGAAATTAACCGCCGCAGTGATCGCAGTAGATGCTGTGACTGTAACGGTAGGAAGACCGCCGCCACTCGCCGCAATCGTGATACTGCCCGCATTATTAGTAACCGAAATTCCATCACCTGCCGTCAATGTAGACAGCGCATAACCCGTACCGTTACCGATCAGAAGTTGGCCGTTAGTCGGCGTGGTATCAAGTCCAGTACCGCCTTCCGCGATTTTCAGCGCGTTGGTTAACGTCAAACTTGTGGCAGAAAAGTTTGTACCAGTCAGCGTCGTGATGTTGGCGCTAGTGCTAGTTAGCGTCGTGATGTTGGCGCTAGTGCTAGTTAGCGTCGTGATATTAGCCGAGGTCGCCGTTAGCGTAGTCAGGTTAAGACTACTTCCAACACCCGCTGAATAACTCGTTGCCTCAACAATATCGGTACCGTTTGATACGAGAATAAACTTACTTCCCGCCGGAACCGAAACGCCCGTTTGACCAGAAACTTTTACCGTCACCGCACCAGAGGCGTTGTTAAAGATGAAGTAGAGTTTCTTGTTAGCAGGAACGATCAGGTTGGTACTGGCTCCACCGGTTCCTGTCAACTCAATGTACATATTACGGGCGACACCGGTCGCACCGTTCGGGATGGTGATGGTCGTGTCATTACCGGTAGATACGGCCTGAGTGACATAACCAGAAATGGCCTGCTCAAGCAGGGTTCCCAAGTTGGTATTAGTGGTGTCACCCCACGTACCTGCTCCTTCGCCTGTAGCGAGGAGTTCAAGGGCCAAATTTGTTGAAAATGTAGACGGCATTTTTAGTTACCTCACGCCGCGATTTGTGTCCAGTTCGCGTTCTGATCTGTATTAATCAAACTCCACACGTTCACTGCTGGCGATTGGGAACCGATATTACCCGTTGCAGATACGCCGGTCACAATGACTATTCTATCTATCCGTACCTGAACCGTCCCAACTTGTCCAGTCCCACTTACCCCAGCAACAGGGTAAATAGAATTTTGAGTCGCAACGCCAAGTTCGCTTGTACCTTCAAGTCCGGTTACAACCAGAACCTGATCTGTAACGAGCGACACCGTACCAACCGCGCCGGTTGCTGCAAGTCCAGTTACAACCAGAACTTGATCAGTAAAGACGGCTACATCGCCCAGTTCGCTAGTTGCTTCAAGGCCCGTTACGACCTGAGTGTGCCCAGCGATAACAATAAAGTTACCGATCTGGAACGTGCCTTCAACTCCCGTAACCGACAATATCTGTTCAGTGACAAGCGACACCGTACCAATCTGTCCAGACGCCGAAACGCCCGTGACCGGCACAATGAGTTCAAGGAAGACTGTGGCATCGCCTAGCTCCCCCGTACCCTCAACGCCATCTTCAATAACAATCGCATCAGCAACGACAACTTCATCGCTGAGTATCGCCTGAGCTTCTAGCCCTGTGACTAAGAGGATTTGCTCGGTAGAAACAAAGACCGTACCGAGTTCACCCGTAGCCTCAAGGCCCGTGACTACAATAACTTGATCTGTGACAAACGAAAGCGTCCCTACCTCACCGGTACCGGTGAAGCTTACAGATGCTGTACCCCATCCGCCTTCGCCCCATCCTGTAATGGAGTTCCAGCCTTCAAGGGTTACTACTACGTCCGTCACAGACGTAGCCTACTTAGGCGATGCGAAGGATAGCAGTCGAAGCAGCGGCAGCAGGGAACTGGATGGTGAAGTTACCAGCCGTGGAGGTCTTATCACCACCAAAGGCCAGAACCGCAACAGCCTTGTTGCTCTGCGTAGCGTTATAGATCAACGCGCCGTTCGCCGTAATCGTCGCGCTCGGGAAGGTCAAATCATCGAAGTCGATGAAAGCCGTCGTGCCAGACGAAGTGGGAACCTGCGAGATCGTCAACGTCAAACCGCCCGCCGGGTAGTTCGTGCCAGACGAGGAAACCTCATCTGTCGTGCTATACGCCGTTGTAGCAGCGCCCAACGTAGCCGACGAAGTGAACAGCGCCAGCTTAAACACATCCGCAGCAGCCGATGCACGGATTACGCCGGTACCAAAATTGTGAATGCCGTCAAGGATTTCAACCTTAAACGACGTTGCCATTGCCTGAGTAATAGCCATTAGAGGTCTCCAATTAATTGTGCGATTTCCGCATAGCCTTGTTGATCTAGTTTCTTACATATCATCTTGCGCTCCGCTTCTTGGGCTTCGCGTAGATACTTCACCAGCCAATAATGCAGTGCTTCCTTTGAATCGGCACTGAGTATGCGGTTTACCGCACGTTCTGCAATTTCTTCGACAGTATGCTCACGACGGTCAGTCGTCTGCACAAATACCTGCCCAACTTCTACGTTTCCACTAAACATCAAGTCACCGGAATCCTAACTTGTCCAGAACGATACGCATCCTGACGATCCAAGCCATCGCCAAGACGTTTGAGGAGTCCCAACGACTCCTGATATTTCTGCTCGTAGTAGGTCATCATGTCCTGCTCACCCTTCAAGTAGGTGTACGCTTCGCGCAATGACCCGTAGAGCAATACCGTTTCAAAGTTGTCACCCAACCAAGAAGTCGAGTTATTTACGATTGACGGCGGGTAGTAATAATAGTGCAGTTCAGCCGTGTACGCTTGGTCGGGAGTCGGCCCAAGAATCATGGTGGCGTCGTCCCAAATCGCATAGTACCTAGGCTTACCCGTACTGTTTGGGGGAGGATACGCCGCTCGGATGTAGTTCACATCCTTATTCAGCAGGTATTCGTACTCACCCGTAGTCGGGTCAATAACAGCTAACGAAAAGGTCGAAAGCCAGTCAGAAGGCAGTTGGAAGTACGGAAAAGTACTTGTCATCGTACCCGTGACATTCTTACGGATAGCCGGGATCTGAACGGAGTTGTAAATCCGCTCTTCAGCAAGCTGCACAAAATTCGGGATATTCGCCACGAAGGATGTCTCCGTGGACTGGCAATAGTCCTGAATGGCTTGTGAAAGCTGCGTGTAGTTCATTAACTCCAGCCTGCTCGTACTTTGCCGTTGTTCTGCAAATTAATCTGCGAGACGAACTTCTTACCCTTAGTGGCAGCGCCAGCACCCTTCATTTCCATGTGGGTAACGCCCTTGTTGACATCCTTTTCAGGATAGCCATTCTCACCAGTCGAGTCAGTGTTCGGCTTGATCTTGCCGGGATTTAATTCTTTCATGGCACTTACCTCGGGCCAGAAGACTTACGCACCGGGCTGCGCTGGTTCATAACCTTCGCCATATTCCGACCGTACTTCTTCATTTCGCTGTTGGTCTTGCCACCAGCACGCATACCGTGAGCTTTACTCGCCGGAAGTGAAGCGTGCTTTCTCAAAGCTTTCATTGCATCACCATTCTTCATCACAATCTCCTAGGTCGTAACGACCGTCACCGTTCCTACTTCACCGAACGGCGCTAAATCATTAGGCGTCAGTCCGGCATCATCCGCTCTGGCCCCGCCCACGGGTGCCCAGCCCCATTGTATCTGACGACTGCCATTAGCACCGTCATTACCGACCGCAAAATAACTCGTGTCCGGTCTCGGGTTCCGTAATGCCTGCGGATCGTCCACAGGGTACAAACCGAGAGACAACTGGGGTTGG